AACACCTACATAGGTATGGCTGATACTAACAATGCTGCCCAAGCACAACAGGCTTTTGGCCCTTTTCGACAAATCGCTAGACAGTTCAACTGTGCTGTGTGTGTCATTCGACATTGGACTAAAGGTGGCAAGGACAAGTCACTGATCTATAGGGGGCAGGGCTCAATCGCATTCACAGGGCTCGCTCGCGTCGTAATGGCGGCGATTAGTCACCCAGAGGAAGAGGGCTGGAACCTGCTAGCGATCACTAAAATCAACGTGGCGAAGAAACCAGCGCCTCTTAGCTATGCTATTACATCCGCTCCTACATTGAATGATCCGGACCGAAGCAAATTCATTTGGGGTAGTTATGAAGAGATTAACTTCGAGCAGGCCGTGACAACTGGAGGCGATGCTAACAAAGGGGAAGTTGGGGAGCATGCTGAGGAGGTGATTGTCGACCTGCTCAAAGGGGGCAAGTGGGTGAGCAAGGCCGACATTATTGAGTCAGCTGAGACAAAGTCAGTGAGTAAGCGAACTGTTGAAAGGGCGCTAAGCCGGATGATAGAAGAGGGCTCTATTGGTCGGAAGACTGAGAACCGTCGTTCGCTTTACCGTCAGTCAGCATAACATACATCGTCGTCTGTTTAGCTAACAATTCCACTACAGCCTTATAATCAATTCCCTGACCTAGAACCACCGCAGTCGTGGTGATCTTGTGTATGTTGCGCAGGACCGCATCAGCGTTTGACAGGTCGTTAGTCTCTTTTAGCAATTTATCGAATGGATTTTTTTCCATTGCTTGGGGCTCCATTTTTATATTACTACGGGGTTACCGTCGATTGACTCCGGAAACATGACCCTAGCATCGCCCTGAGGCAACCCGCGGGCAGTTAGTTCGTCCTTCGCCTTTTGGTATGCGACGCCGAAAGCGACTTTAGGGTCGTCAAAGTGTTTAAGCCACATAACCACTACTCCATCGATGATGTGACAGGCTTCATAGATGCCTTCTTTTTCAGCATGAGCGTGGATGTAATAATGACTGACATAATTGTTCTTCTGGGTTCTACGCCAGTGCTCAGCGGCTTGTCTAGAAGACTCATATCGTCTTGATAGTTTTGATTTGAAAAGTCTTAGCTCCGAGAATTCAAGGTTCCCCCAATACCTAAGCATCTTTCTTATCTAAGCTATTGCCTAGCTCCGCTTGATTGCCACCTTGTATTCCGCCAGCGACGGCTGCTCGGTTGGGATTGCGCAGTCGCTCGAACTGCTGTTCGATGTCAACTTGAACATTGTGCTCTTTTAAGAAACCCTCAATCATACCTTTCTTCGCTGGCACCAAAGACCTGCTGTGAGCAGCTGCATGTTTCTGTTGCCTTGACTGAATGATTCCCATGAGACGTTGTTTTATCCTAGCGTTGTAACCTAAAGTGTAGTCATCTTTAAGGTACTCTAGCGAGTTTGTGCTATAAGCGAGTCTGCCCTCTTCAGTTTTGAGCCAATCATTCATGGTCGCATCACGAGTTCTGATGAGAGACACGAAAAGAGTAATAGCCATTTCAACATCATTCTTCATGCCAAGGAAGTTAGCATGATAGGGTCGAACCATAAAAAAGACGCAATCACAGAAGAGAGCGACTGTGTCGCCGATGTCAAGAATGTTGTCTTTTCTATCACCTAGTGAAATGTACTTGTCAGCCACTTCATCTTTCTTGATGTCCTCAATGGTGACTGTTAGGTTGTGTTTATCCATCAGCTGTCTCGCCTTTTCAGCGGCGGACATAGCTTCTTCCGGAGTTGCTCCATTCTCAGTTGTCTTGTTGAGTAGAGCTTTAATTCTCTCAATGAGTCTTTCTTCTTCCACGTCATCCTCTCACTTTTGCATAATGGCCGTTGGTGGGACTCTCAAACATTATACTAGTGCAGTATCTCGCTAAATGCGGAAGACTGCCTTTTTCTCTCAGATACCAAGAGTGTGATGCATCGATAGTCAGCGTAGTGAATTTGAAATGCATGCCCGTAGCGAGCGTCATTTTCTTACCGACAAGTTGCCAGACTCGAGTTGGGTGAAGCGCATCCCAATTCATCACAACGTACTTAGCCATTTCATCATACTCATGATCTGACATAATTGGCTGCCCATGATCATAATAGAGATGGGCAGCCATTAACAGATGACGAGCAGCTAAGTCTGGGTGCAGTCGTCGGATTTTGCGAGTGAGAGAAATCATTAGTAAATCAGACTTTCTCCGTTTACCCATCTAATGATTTTCCTAAGGTCATCGCTCATGTAATCACACATTTTAACCATGAGCTCTGGTTCAATCTGTTCCGGATAATAAAGTGCGGTTCGCTTACCAGCGCCTACTGCCCACCCCAACTCAAGATGTGCTGATCGGCCACAAGGTTGAACAAGAACAAATGTATCTGCCCAATTCATAGCATCCCAATCTTGATAGTAACCTTGTTCTGCCAACTCTGATATAAGCGCTCGTCCATAATCATAGATATCCCACTGTTCCCAATCTTTATCTATCTGAGACCAATGGAAACCCTTATCTCCCTCTTTTGGATTTTTGAAATCATATACTTCATGGCCAGCTTCTCGAAGCACGTTAACAACATCTTGTTGATACTTATTTCTCCAAGAAGAAGCAACATATACATTACACTTTTGTCCAATCTCTCTATGGGGATGAATTGAAAAACTACTAAGATTTCTTCCTGTCACATGTTCAGCTAATCTAATTATGGACCCTCTGACCAAGTGATGGGCTGACGGGAAATCATCATCAACAACTGGCGGCAAAGCCTCCCATCGCCTTATAAGTTCTTCCATTAATTCTATTTCTTTTACCCGGTTCATGTCTTTGCTCCTTTAGTTAAGCTTCTTGTTCTGTTCGTTCATTTTTCCCTGAACTTCTTTGCCGAATTCTCGTTTGAATTCATTGAGGGCGAAGGAGTGTTCAAGGCCTGCGTTCTCTTCGAAGATGTCATTCACTGCGGCGATGACGTCTTCGACTTTGATGCCTTGTGGCCTGTTGTTTTTCTTATCTCGATTGAATGCATACCTGGCGGCGCGATAAGGCAGCGAAGCAGCCATAGCGCCTGACAATATGTATTCTAACGTGAAGTCCTTGCCATGACTGCCAATGATCTTTTCGTCATTACCCCAGACCATCTCAGCATGAGCGATGACTTTATGCGGGTCAGTGAAGCACTCTGTAGCAGCGAAGATCAAATCATCGACTTTATCATGCAAGAGACAATCTTTGAAGTTGTTCTTAATGATGACTTTGATTGCGTCGATAGTTGGCTTCTTCACAGTTATCTTGAAGTCGCATCGACCGTCTCGCAGGACTGCTTGATCGATGACTTCTGGCCGATTAGTAGCGAGTAGAACAAAAGCGCCCGACTCATGCATCCCGTCCATCTCCGCTAAGAATGTAGCGACTTGACTTTCTTCCCAGCTAGCGACTCGTCGGACTCTGCCTGTTCGATCGGGTAGAAGCGCATCAGCTTCATCCATGAAAATGAGAAGCGGACACTTATGCTGCTTCTTGTATTCTCGGGCGAAGTCGAACATGGCTTTGATCTTTGCTTCGGTGACGCCCACATAAGGCGATTGCAATTCAGCGCCCGATACGCTAATGAACTCTTTTGTGTTATAGAGCTTTTGCATAGTGCTCGCTGCTGCTCGAGCAAACATAGTCTTGCCACAACCAGGAGGCCCACACAGTAAGGCTCCCTTTGGCATTCTCATGTTGTAAGCTTCATAAAGTTTCTTGTGTTTTACAGGAGCTTCAATAGCATCTTGAAGTTGACTGAGAGCATCCTCATTTCCGATGATATCATCGAAAGATTGTTTAGGAGCTTCATGTAGATATTCTTCAACTCGTTCTCTAGCTTGTCTGTAAGATAATGATTGACCGCTGGCTTCTCGATAGCCTGGATCAACAAATTCTGTTCTCGTGGACTCTCGAGCCTCTTTTACTGCTCGAGCAAATGCTCCAAGATTTCTACCTGAATTAGTGAATGCCATGCCTAACCACGCAGTCTTTGGATTGCACGCAGGGCAGTTCGGATCGCCGCAGCCCCGTAGTTGGAATTGATCTGATCTCTCAATTTTTCCACCGCTATACTCTGGATCATAAGAAGAACCAAATCGCTTGTCATCTTTTCTCCCTCTAGCCCCTATAGTCTCCTAAGTCTCTTTCTGATTTCAGCTCTCGAAATAATTGGATCATTGCTTTCGCCTGCCATCGAGCGTCGCTGAGAGCGTTGTGTTTAACACCGTCAGCTGGTGGTGGACTAAAGTCGGGTTTCAAAGCGATGAGGGTTCTCGTGTCTCGAACCATTCGGAAATTCCATGGCGGCCGCTTGCCCAAAGCTTCATAGGCTTGAGTGAGGATTGACAAGTCGAATGTAGCCCCGTGAGACCACAAGCTAACGTCGTCATTGAATTGATTGAGCCACTTGGCGAAAGTGCTGAGAGTGTGTTCTAAGCTCCATCGCTCCTTCTCGCCAAACACTGATTGTCTCGCCTCTTCGCTTTGTAGCATCCACCACTGAATTGTCTTGAAGTCAGCTGGTCGTTCTGAAAGATTTGGCTTGATGTCATAAACGCATTCTGGACCAAGTTCACCTGTTGTGATGTTAAAGGCAACTGCTCCCAACTGTAAAATTGGACAACTTAAACTCGTGCCTAGAGTCTCTAGATCGACCATGATGTCTGTGATAGTCATCTTCTTATCTCCTTTAGGTTTCGATATACTTGCACAAAGTCTCTACTCGGTACATACCCTCGAAGCCCTCGCTATCTAAAGGGGCATCCTTTCCGCAATACGCTGCTTATTGAGCTGGATGGCTTTGCGGGTGGGATTATAATCGCCACGCCAACATTGGTCGACCCCCTTAAGACTTAGTTCAGAGTACTGGATTTTATACTTGCGCCGCCAGCACTCAGCGACAATTAGAAAATACCGCCTGCGGAGAAACTCGAGCTTGTCATAGAAGAATTTCATGTGACCTTTGCCGAGCACATAGTCAGGCGGGATGTCGATGTCGTCAGGTGTGTTGCCTTTAGCCTGCTGCTTGCGCACAGCTGTGACAATACGGGGCAGCTCACGGTACTCAGCGAGCAGGTGCTTTTGGTGAAGTTGCTTTGGTGAGATTAAATTAATTCGAGTCACGTCGCCTCCTGAGATTTGCTCGTTTCAACCATACCACAATTTGCTCTTTGGCCATAAGCTTTAGTTCTTGCTCTGTGTCTCCTTCGTAGAAAGTCTTGACTACGCTAGGCAGGAAGATGTTGAGCTTATAGCCCTTGCCGCTGAGACTGCGAGATATTGTGGCGGCCTGTATTTCACCTAGCAGGACGTCTAGCACAGAACCGCCGTGCGATGAGGTGCGTCTGCGGAATTTCATAGGTGTCTCGCATATTCTTCTAAGGCTTCGATGCAGAGTTCTTTTGACGGGTAAGGCCCATTGTCATGATCGTCATTTGTTTCATCCTCAAAATACCAACCCTTTTGGTAATGACCGTTGCCCTCTCCACCATCATAGTATCTAACATAGTCTTCGGGGAAATCCCTCATTCCTATACTGCTCATAGCTCTTACCTCGCTTTAATTTCTTTGATGCGATGCATTGGGAAGAACTTCAGCCCAGTGCTGTACTCTCGTATAAAGACCCATGCGCCCGCTTGTGTCAGTTTGCGCAATTCACCGCGCACAGCTGAAGAGTCGTCTGTGAAATGCACTTCGACTTCGCTACCTTCCATTGCTTTTCTCCTTCGCCGATTAATACTCGCCACCTGGCGAGCATGGACAATTTACGCAGCACGCAGCAATACTTAGGCTCTTTCGCCACTTGGCGGGCGAGCTTAAAAGATATGAGCGTCGCCTTCACTTTCGCCAATCCACTAGTTAAGTATTGCATCTTGTTGACTTTTCGGCTGGCGGGCATGTGAGACTCGCCTTCGCCACCCCGGTAAATGTGGGATGTGTGTGGCCCCGCCAATATATACCTATAGGTATATTGGCGGGTCACACACCACATACCGCACGCGCTCTTAAAAAGTTCGGCGGGCGGGTTTGGTTCTGATCAGCATGTCGATGACTACGATCCTGTGCTGAGGGCTGTAATGCTGGAAGTCGAACTGTCGCTGGTCGGTTTCATGCGCTGACAGGTAGTCAGTGAGAAAGCGGATAGCTGACTTCTCAGTCGTCTTGACAGCGAAGGGCATGATGCACCGGTATCGGGTCGTGTCTTCGCTGATCGACATGGTGTGGGTGCAAATTGCGTCCGCGAGACCGATGTCGAAGTGATTGCATTTGTCGATGCGCAAGTCGCTGGGCATCAAGATGCGGTAGGGGTAGTCGAGAGGGTCCATGTCTCGCGAGGAGTTAGTAGGACCTCGATCTATCCCGTGCTGGTCGAGCGCATCTAAGTGGGCTGCGGAGTTGGTGAGGGGTGAGTCGAACTTTCGTTGGACGTTGGGCGGAAGCTGTTCATAGAGTTCTTTGGTGATGCCGTTGATTACAGCTGTGTGCTTTACGAGCTCCATGACGTCGTAGTGGGTGAGAGGTTGTTGTGGATGGTAGATCATTAGACTTTCCTTGCTGATCTGTTAGATGCGCCAGTGTCGAAGTGATTGCCTTTGAGAAGTTCTCGACAAGCGTGCTGCTTTCGTCTTTCAAAACTTGCTTCGCTTTCACCAGGCTGAATTTTGAGAGCCCACTTTAAATTGGCCATAACTGTGGCTTTCGGGTCTTTTAGTCTTTCCAGTTCAGACATTTGAAATTTCATTTAAGATGCTCCTTGATTGTCTTCTTGAGTTTAGGCAGGGTCTTTGGATCGAAAGCCCATCCGAAGTCGGGCTTAGCGAGCTTGGCGGATCGAAGCGCTTTTCTGAGCGCTCGAGGGTCGATGCCCATATCTTGAGCGAGTTGGGTGGCGGTTACGAAGTCGCTGGGCGCTTTGGGGCGGCTCGATTTGGCTCGAGGTTCGCCGCTGGTGCGGTTTTTACCCTTTCGACGGGGTGACCTACCGGCGGTGGTATTTTCGTCGCCCTGCGCCTCGCTATGAGCGTCTGATTGAGACGTTTTCGTCGACCACCATCTCTCAGAGGGAAATAGGCGATATGAGTCCGAGCCCTGATAGTCTTCTGGGAACTCGAAGCCTTTCGGGTCGACTTCGAGCCAGTGGAAAAGATCAGGCGCTCCGAACTGAAGCGCCTGGTCGTTATATAGTGTGATTATTCGCTGCTCGCCGTAGCTGCTTTCCGTTTGCGAGATGTTTTCTTCGCCGACGAAGTCGATGATTTGCCTGAGCCAACGGGCCGGCGCTTTCTCGTGGCAGAAGCTGATTGTCCACTTGACTTGCCCTTCGTTGTTGCGGCAGTAGAAGTGCGCGTTGGGCGGCCTTTGCGGGCTTGACGAGTGCCAGCTTTTTTCTTGGTTGACTTTTTGGCTGCTGGTTTTTCTTCGGCTTCTGCGGGGCATAGGGTGTCTCCAATGAATTTGCGGACTTCTTTGAGTTTCTTGCTATCGGGCTCCCAGCGCCATTTATTATTGACGCCGTACTGACTGCGCAGCAGCCTGCGTAACTTGGGCGGATCGATGTCGAATTCTTTGCAAAGGTCCTTTAAGACGATTTCATTGCTAGGCATAGTCGTTGCTCCTTTAGGTTTCGCCGTTCGCTTTCGCTTAGCGCCAGGTGCTGTGAACGGCTCAAATAGCACCTTGCCTTCTTTGACTCCTTTCCTCAGTTTTTCGAGAACGGAGTCGTGGTGGCCTCTTTCTACGTTGTAGCCTTTGTGGTAAGACTTGATGAGCCGTGTCTGAATTGACTGGAAAAATGGCCCGTCTGTAACGAAGTAGCGGCCGTAGTCCTTTACCTTGATTAGATGTTTCATGTCGTTGCTTTCTTATCTTAAGACAGGATTGTCTTTATCTTAACGGTTAAACTCTTTACTTGGTTCTCCTTTGAAGATGTGCTCGATCCCCAGCCATACGCCCCGCAGTTCTTGCGGTTGAGCTTCCTTTGCGAAGTCTGCCCCCGCGATCTCGACGGAGAGGGCCAACCTGTGAATTCATGTAAGATTTGATCATTTCATCTTTGACGACGACTAGAGCTCTGCCTGGCGCTGAATTAGCGATGTGCTCTTGATCGACTTTGCGTTTGACAGCGAGCTCTCTCAATCGCTCAGCGATGCGAATGCCGAATGCTAATGAAAATGTTCGATAGACGACATTTGGGTTGCCACCAGCTTCAGCTACCGCATTGTGGTAATTTTGACTTTTCTTAAAAGCTTTCCAGTCATGGTCTCTAGTCGATCTCAGCATGATGTACATGGCAGTCGCCATCTCAGCATCAGAGGGTGTGCCAACGAAGACGACGTGAATGCCGTCTCTAGTGAAAACCGTGCAGTCGCAGAAATCAGCTATGCCAACAGCCATGGGAAGAACTTGGTCTCGCTTCTTACCCGTAGCGGTGACTTCGCTTTGAACGATCCCATCTTCTTTAGTTTCATCTATCGTGACGGTGACGTTGTACTTGTCCATCAGCTCTCGGGCTTTTTCAGCTGCGGAGAGAGCTTCTGCTTCAGAGGCGCCGTTCTCAGTCGTCTTTTTGAGAAGGGCCTGGATACGGGCTTTGATTTTGTCGTTGCTCATTGTCATTGCTCCTTAAGTGATGCTTGACCAAGAGAGTTTACCGTCGAGGGTGAAGAAGGCGACTCGAGTCTCTTCTTGTCGACTATCATTAAGACCGCGATAGACTCGGTCGAAAATAACGATTGTCCCATTAGGTACCATTATAGTGCTGATGATGTGGATTTTAGAGTCGCAGCCAAGGTGGTGGACCAAGTCTTCTTCGAAAGTGGTGATGGTCATGGTCGTTGCTCCGTGTTATCAGTAGTTGACTTCATAAAGACGTTCGCCGCGATTATTTCGTGAACGAAGTACTTTAGCCCTGCATAGCCTAGTTAGTGCAGTTTTCAAGTCACGACGTTTTAAGAAGCACGGGTTCATAGCCATCGCTATATTTTCAATGGTCTCTTGGGTAAAAGCTGCATAATATTTTGCAACAAATACCTGTCTCACTAAAATTTCTTCCTCTGAGTAATTAGCCGTTGCTTCTCGCTCAGCGAATAGTTGACGGGTTTTTCTTTCTTCAGGGGTCAATTCGATATCCATGGTCGTTGCTCCGTGTTGTTGATATGTGGATAATAAGAGCTATCGGGGGACGTGTAAATAGTCGTCTTGTCCAAAAAAGTTAATGATATCAATGAGATAAAGAGTTTATTTCTTGAGAATACGTCTCAAAAGAGGATATATTGGACAAAAGGAGAACAAAATATGCCCTCAGTTTTGGATCGATATTTTCAGAGGCGAAGCGGTAAATTGACGAAAGAACAATATGAGGCGGGAAAGCATATTGAGCATCTGAATAATTCGGCTGGTCTACATGCTTCGAGTACGGAGCTACGTGAGAGAGTTCAATCGAGTGTGCAGGCGAAAGATTTTGACAATAAGATTATAAGCAAGCTGACCTATGTTCAACAACTTAACGAGATCAGAGATTATGTTGGTCCACTCTGCTGGGGTGTTCTTTATCGTGTCTGTATTATGGATGAACGGATCGGGGGGAGGTTCCAAAATGATCTGCTTCGAGAGTCGTTGCAGTTAGTTTATGAGAAGTTCGTTCGTTAAGTATTGTAATTTGCTTAGAAATTTTCTGCATTGACAATTTGCCAAACTCTTAGCAGAATTCCTGTACTTTCAATTCCCAACCTTTAATCAAACAAAAAGACTCAGATGACCGTCAAACGACAGCCGTCTTCGCGGAAGCGTAAGCAGCGGGATAAGACCAAAGCCGACGCCTTTATACCTACGCGGTTGCAGCGTCGAAAGGTCCAGATGTTAGCTGCCTTCAAGGTGCCTAAGACGAGAATTCGTCAACTGATCATTAATCCAAAGACGGGTAAACCGATCAGCGCGCATAACTTTGACAGGACATTCAGCGATGACATGGAAATCGGTCAGGTTCTATTTGAGTTAGAGCTTGCTGAAAGCATGAAGATGCAGGCAGTCGGCATGCCCGCGCTATATGATAAGGACGGGAACCTTATACACGCTGAAGTCAAGAAGAACCCGATTGTGGGCATATTCTTAAGCAAGGCGATTATGGGTCTTCGAGACAATGATCCAGTCGATAAGAACGATCCTGAAGAAATGGCTGAAGCTTTGAAACGAGCAGTAAGGGAGATGAAAAAAGCAAATGGCTCTGCTTAGCGATGAATATCTGAAGACTCTTCAGCAGAAACACTCTGAAGATCAATTATGGGGTCCAGGTCAGACTCATGTCGACGGAGCCTTTGTGGATAAGTATTTGATCGGCGAAGCCGGTCTCACCAGCTTCATTGACTATGGTTGTGGGAAAGGATCACTCACGCGTCGATTAATCAATGGAGGCTTTAGTTGCGTAGGGTATGATCCCGCAGTCAGTGAATACTCGATGCCCCCCGAGAGCCCTGCTGAATGCGTGATCTGCTTGGATGTGCTGGAGCATATCGAACCGCCCTCCCTTAAAGATGTGCTCCAGCATATTCGTTCTCTCTTTACAAAATGCGCATACCTTCAGATTTCTCTAGTTCCCGCAAAACATAAATTACCAGACGGCAGGAACGCCCACTTAATCGTCGAGATGGCGGATTGGTGGGAGAAGCAGATTTGTGCTTGTGGTATGAAGATTGTGAAAGAGTATGCACGAGATGACAAATACTTTAACGTGGTGGTTATTCGTGCATGAGTTCTCAATTACTCACTCCGAGATGGAAGGTTCTAAAGCATCATCATGAGCAGCAGCGATACCTTCTTTCCCCCCATCGCTTCAACGTTGTTCCCGCTGGCCGTCGTAGCGGAAAAACCGAGATTGCAAAAAGAAAGCTCATTGAAAGGGCCATGTGTCACGACCGCGATTGGTCGGGTCGTTTCTTCGCAGCTGCTCCAACACGGGATCAAGCAAAGCGGATTTACTGGGAAGACCTGAAAGCGCTGACTCCTAAATGGATGATTAAGCGCAACGGCATCAGTGAAAGTGAGCTAACAATCAAATTGGTCAACGACTGTTGGATAACAGTCATCGGCATGGATAAACCGGAACGCATAGAGGGCTCACCTTGGGATGGCGGGGTCTTAGACGAATACGGCAACATGAAGAAAACAGCATGGGCTCTCAACGTAGAACCCGCTCTCGCTGATCGAGAAGGCTGGTGTGACTTCATCGGTGTGCCAGAAGGCAGGAATCATTATTACGACATAGCGAAGGATGCAGAAAATGACATGGTTCGCTTGGGTGATGCTAGCGATTGGGGGTACTTTCATTGGATTTCAGCAGACATACTTCCCAAGAAAATCATCGATCAAGCAAGACGCAATCTCGACCCATTGTCATACGAACAGGAATATGAAGCCAAGTTCGTCAGTTTCGCAGGAAGAGCATATTACGCATTTGATCACGTCAAGAATGTCAAGAACCTCAAGTACAATCCGCAGAATGATTTAATCTTCTGCTTTGATTTCAATGTTGATCCTGGAGTAGCTGCTGTCTGTCAAGAACAAAGATTGCCTAATGGCATAGACGGCACAGGCGTTATAGGGGAAGTCTTCATACCAACTAACTCGAATACTGAGTTAGTGACTAAAAGATTGATTGAGGACTGGGATGATCACGAAGGTAAAATTCTGGTCTATGGTGATGCGTCAGGAGGGGCAAGAGGGCCAGCTAAGCTTCTGGGCACAGAATGGGAAATTGTTGAGGAACTACTCAATCGCCATTATGGCCGTGAGCGCGTCTTTTTTCGTGTTGATAAGTCTAACCCTGCTGTCGCTGATCGTCTCAAGCGTGTTAACTCTCGTTGCTGTAGCGTTACTAATGAGCGACGTCTTATCGTCGACCCAGTCTGCACAGAAGTCATCAAAGATTTTGAAGGGGTATCTCTCGTGGAAGGTGGGCCAAGAGAAATAGACAAGAAAAAGGATAAGGAGAGATCACACTTGTCTGATGCTATTGGCTATTATGTCGCTAAAGAATTTGATCCATCATACAAAATCACCGTCACTCAATCACATTAAGAGGTTCCGATGGAAGGAGACATCACGACATTACTGGTTGGTCAACTGGGTGGCGCTATTGCTGCCGGGTTTGGCGCTGGGTGGGCTGCGAGCTACGCCTTTGTGAAACAGACAATCATCAAAGACCTAAGAGACAGGGTTGTAAAATTAGAAGAAAAAGAAAAGGAACATGACGCGCTATTGAACAAGATTGCTAAAGGGCGGCTATCGGAGTTAGAAACATGAACCCATTTGATCCAGTTTTAGAGGTCTGGGCCCTTATCAATGCGATACCCAGGACCTACTTCACGGCTAATGCAAATGGCACCATCCAAGCTGTGAATAACACTGTGCTGCACATGAGTGGCTTCACAGAGAAAAAGCTTATAGGCCAACCACTGACTTTCTTGTTTCCAAAAGATGATCTCGAAAAAATATTCAACACACGATTTAACGGACACAATGAATTCAATCTTCACATGCGAACCAATGTCGGAGAACTGAAAGACGTTTGTGTTGAGTTCTTTAGGTACAGATACGACAATCAAGCTAGGCTAGGAGGCGTGATCCGTGGATGTACAAGCGACGATAGTTAAAGACATTGAGAACGCTGAACACATACCTGGCGCTATCGAGCTCCACAGCAATGGAGCTTACTATGTCTGCCCTTGTGGTTGTGGTCAAGAAGGTTACCTCAATTTTGACACAAACAGTAAACCATGTTGGACTTGGGACGGCAATAAGCAAGCTCCTACTTTACATCCAAGCATACATCATCAATATGCTTTAGGTGATGGGACTAAGAAAACTCATTATCACGGCTGGTTGAAAAACGGCGTCTGGAGTGAAGTCTAATGACTATCAACCCACAAGATGATGTGAGCATCGTCCAAGATTTCTATAAAGAGATGAAAGAAATCTGGGACCGAAGCAATAGCCTGCTCGGTGGTACAGATGCTATGCGTAAGCAAGGTAAGAAATACCTGCCTCAATTCCCTGAAGAAAGCGAAGTCGCCTGGGGGTATAGGAAGAATACCGCTTTCTTACACAATATGTATCGAAAACAGATCAATTCCATGATTGGTCACATCTTCAAAAAAGAAATTGAGTTCGATGATGAGTTTCCCTTTGATGATGGCTTTATTGAGGACGTTGATTTGAATGGCAACTCAATAGATATGTTCATGCAGAATGTTGCTAGGGATGTTCTGACCAAGGGTTTCAGTATTATCTTCGTGGATAATCCCACTGATGTTAGCGATTTGATGCTTGCTGATATTGAGCAGCGCGGCATTAGACCGTATTGGACTAGAATTGAGCCCGAGTCTGTGATTGGCGGCATTCCAGAAATTCAAGGCGGTGTAGAAGTCATCAGACAATTCCGGTGGTATGAAAGTGCGCCTACACAGGATGGTGAATTTTCAGTCATCAACAAAAAACGCATTCGCTGCATCACACCAGTCATAGTTGATGAGACGGATGAAAACGGGGTTCCCATTATAGAAGATGGGGTTCCCAAGCAACGTGAATTTCTTGAGTGGAGAGTCTATGAGCAAGCTAATGGAGGGAAAGGCGAATGGGAAATAGTCGAGCGTGGAGAATTTGGATTACCTGTAGTTTCAATCGCTATCATCTACGCCGACAAAGTAGATTGGCTGGTTTCACGGGTTGCATTTGATGACATTGCTTGGAAGAATATTGAGCATTGGCAATCCTCTTCCGATCAAAGAAACATTCTCACTCGTGTTCGCTTTCCAGTTCGCTTTGAGAAGGGCACAGATGAACCATCACAAGCACTCGGCCCGCAATCAGTTGTGCATACGAAGAACCCAGATGCCGTGCTTGAGTTCGTTCAACCACCGACAGAAGGAGTGGACGCCGGATGGAAGGACCTTGATCGCATCGAGCAAGAAATTGAAACGATCTCTTTAGAAATGCGTGTTGAGCCTTCAGGTGAAACAGCGACTGGACGCATCATTGATCGACTTGAAAATATGTCGCCTCTTCAGCGTATTGCCCATCAAATACAAGTCGGTGGCAATCTCGCTTTATACTTCACAGCCCTGTTCGCTGGAAAAGAAAACGGCGGCAGTATGAAAATCAACAAAGATTTCGGAGTTAACACAGATGAGAAATTCCGTCTCCAACAACTTACAACCATGCGAACCAACAAAGACCTCAGTCGCATTACATATCTGGAGGAAGTGAAAAAACTTGGTGGTATAAGCGAAGATGTTGACCCTGAGCAAGAGGATGCAGCGCTTCAAGCAGAAAATGAACTAATGCTGAGGGACTTTGGAGATGACGGAAGCGACAATAACGACCCTTCAAAAGATGAAAGAGTCGATGACCCCACAGGAAGTAATGCGCCTGATGCAAGCGAAGATTAACTCTGGAGAGGTTAAAGACGTCATTGTCATTGGACATAACAAAGAAGATAACACATGGAGTTTCTTTGGCAGTGACATGAGTAATGAACAGTTCAATTATCTTCTCGACAAAGCCAAATTTACATTCTGGGGTTTTGAGGAATGACCACCGCAGCTGATGCGATTGCTGATAGGTCGATTAGGCATGCTGTCTTTGTGTCTCGTTTTTCAGGGGGCGAGGTTAAACGACTAAAGAAACTACTTGAGAAGCTAGAAGATGACATCGTTGCTCAGCTGATTAATAGGCCAATTGGTAGTTTTAAGACAAAGCGATTGAAAGCTTTACAGAAAACCATTCAAGGCTTAATCGAAGCCACTAAAAAAGAGTACTTCGATGAAGTCATCAAAGGATTAGAGGGATTCTCAAAACAAGAAGCGGCATTCACAGCTAAGATGCTTAATGAAAGCATCATCGCTGAAACAGCGTTCACTGTTCCGTCATCCTCTGTGGTTAAACAGTTAGTGCGTAATTCACCGATAAATGGGAAATTCATAAGTGAGTGGGCTAACAACTGGTCTCAGGCAGCAAGGGCAGGAGTTAACGATGCAATCACAAAAGGGTTGGCTCAGGGTGAAGGAGTCCAGAGCATTGTCAGACGCATTCGAGGAACTCGAGCTTCTGGTTACACAGACGGCGTCTCAGCAAAATTCAGAAGGAATGCTGAAGTCATTGTCCGCACGTCTGTCAATAATATTCACGCCCAAGCCCGTGAAGAGACTTATCGAGAAAATAAAAAGTTTATTCGAGGAGTTCGCTGGGTGTCGACTCTTGATAGTCGTACTTCCAAAATCTGCATCTCACTTGATGGGAAAGAGTTTGAAATTGGGAAGGGGCCTAGACCGCCTGCCCATCCGAATTGTAGATCAACGACAGTTCCGATCCTTAAGAACTCAAAACTCGAGGGGAAATTACCACCAAGAGTCAGAGCGTCAAAAGATGGCCCTATCGCGGATCAGACAGCGGAAGCTTGGCTTAAGCGACAACCGAACGATGTACAGAATAAGATTTTAGGTCCAACACGCGCTCGGGCCTTCCGAGAGGGTTTTCCTCTTGGTAAATTCGTAGATGATCAGCAGCGCGTATTAACTCTTGATGAACTAGCAGTGCTAGATGAGGAGATGTTCTAATGCCCGATATTGTTCTAAAGGACAGTGTCCAAGATCTCAGTGAGGTCTCTGCAGAACACAGGGATTTCTATGTCGAAGACGACAACGGTGGTTACAAAGTTGGTAACCCCAAAACTTTGAAAGAAGCTCTCAAGAACGCCAAGACAGAGCGAGAACAGTTTAGGCAACGTGCTGAGACGGCTGAGATGAGCTTCAAGAAATTCGGTGACTATACGCCGGATAAGATTAACTCCATTGTGGAGGAAAACAAAAATCTTCGTCAAGCTAAAGGCATTTCTGAAGGCGATCTTGAGAATGTCAAAAAAGAAATTCGTCAATCTTTTGAAGCGAAGCTGGCTGCAAAAGATGAACAGATCGCACATCGAGATCGCGTGATTGAAAACAATCTCGCACAAAGAGTCATCAAAGCTGAGTTGAAAGAAGCTGGCTTCTCGGATGAAGGGGTAGAAGTTCTGCCCTACAAAATTCGTCCAAGCCTGAAACTCACTTATGATGAAAATGGTGAAGCAGTGCTTCAACCCATGAAACCAGGCGGCAAGTTGCCTATGTTGAATGACGTAGGCGACCCGATGTCTCTCAAAGATTATATCCGAACTGCTGTCAAGGAAGAGCACAAGGGTCTTATGAAAGGCAACTTCAGGCCTGGTTCTGGCTCTGCCCCATCCGCCAGTGGCGGCAATTTCAGCAAACGGGTTCAGAGCTCGAAACTGTGGCACAACATGTCGCCGCAGGAACAAGCTAACTTCATTTCCGAGTACGGACGTGAAGAAGCCGATAATCTCCGTGCTTATTCCAAGATTAAACGCAAGGAAGCAACGTCCGGAGCAACTGGGGCCCACGGAGCGGGTCTTAACTAGGTCAGTGACCTAATCATCAAGGCAGTGCCTTATTTCAACAACCATGCCAAATAGGAGAAAAATATGGCAACCTCTGTAGTCGGAACTGACATCAAGATTTATGATGACCAGTTCCATACGGGGCTTAGTGAAGGTATTGACCAAAGGTTCACTGCCTTCAACCAAGCCTCACTTGGCTCCATCACGCTTATGGACGAGCGCATTGATGGGGACTTTCAAAAGGCCGCTTTCCTGAAGCGAGTTAATGGCCTTGTCTCTCGTCGAGACCCAACTGACCTGACTTCTGCTACGTCGCTCAAAGTCGTCGAAGACGAACTGATTGGCGTCAAAGTCGAGTCGCTCATGGGCCCGCTTGAGATGACCATGAACTCATTCAAGAAAATGGGCATTGGCGGTAACGTTGATTGGAATTCTCCTGAAGTTATCTCGCTGCTTCTTGGCGAGTATGTGGCTCTGGAAATCCTGGTCGACAAAGTTAACACCGCTATTCGTTCTGTGTCCGCTGCTATTGGCGGTCAAGCAGCAATCGTGAATGATATCACAGCTGCCTCCACTAAAACGCTTAACACAGAAGCTGCAATCGATGCTCTCGCAAAATCATCTGACTCGTTCGATGACATTGTTCTGTGGGTGTGCCATGGCAAGCCCTACTGGAACTGGGTCAAAGAACAAGCTCAGACAAATCGGGATGGCATCACCAACTTCGTTATCCAAACTGCGTCGCCTGTTACGTTGAACCGACCGGTTCTTGTGATTGACTCGCCTGGCTTGGTGACGACTGTTGGCTCTGGCACGTCTGCTCAGACTGCGTACTACACGCTTGGCTTGCGCGCTGGCGCTGTCAACGTTAAGAACGCTGAGCCGGAAACCATGTATGGCGAGATCGTTACTGGTCTCAAGAACTTGGTCGTTCGTCTGCAAGGCGAAGGAGCTTACATGGTAGACGTCCGTGGCTTTAAGTGGGATGTTACTAACGGCGGTAAATATCCGTCTGACTCCGCACTTGGCACAGGCACCAACTGGGATAAAGCCGTCACCAGCGATAAACATCTTGCTGGCGTTGCGGTGCTGTCCCTCTAATGTTGATAGGCGTATTTGGCGACGCAAGCCATTCGCCTATCATCAAAGCCTCTGTGGAAGGGTTGACCAAGCTAGGTCTTCCCTTCCGCATTCGGCAGAACATGTGGTTTGAGCCACGTGATGGCAAAGACATCACTTGTGCTTTCTTCCAAAATGCAACTCCATCTGCTAGAGCAGCTTTTGAATATTTTAGAAAGATTGATGTCCCTTGTTATTTTTTCGACTATGGGTACTTCAGTCGGGCTAATGAGCAGAATTTAGACTCTGGTTATTTCGGCATCAATAAAAATACTTGGGAAAGGTATCTAGTCACAGGGCCTAAGCCAGCTGACAGGTTTAACACCTTAGGTTTACAGCTTAAGGAGGAGCAGTCAGAAGGAGACTACATTCTCGTATGTGGTCAAGATGAAGGTGCTGGCATAGATTGGGCAGTGACTGCTTACTTGAAGCTAAAGAGTTTAGGTTTCTCAAAACCAATTCTTTGGAGACCTCATCCAAGGTGGAAAGTTGATGCAAAATTAGATGGAGTCCAATCCGGTGAGATAGATTGGAGCGAAGTTTGGTTTACTGTAGTTCGCTCTTCTAATATGGGCAACATCAGCTTATTGAATGGGGTTCCAATCTACTCAGCTTATCAGTTTGCTATGTACCACTACATGGCTTTCCAAGATGATCATGTCTGTATTCAAGGCGACAGACAAGATTACTTTAACAGGTTGGCTTATTCTCAGTGGAGTATAGATGAGATAAAGTCAGGTGAGGCCTTGGTCCCATATATAAAAGGTGAAGCATGAGAAATCTTTGCATGGTTTATGCCCGAACTCTTGAAGCTCTTCGGGAGACAGGCGCTGAGTTGAGGCAACAAGGCTTTGACGCTAATCTGCGCGACATCAATCGAACTCAATCAAATGAGGTTGAGATGTGTCACAATGCTGTGTTCGTTGACCCATTCCCTGAGCTTGAAGAAGAATATTCGCACGCTGAGTTTGTTGATGACACGAAGAGGATCATTCGTCCTAAAGTTGTTCGACTTTATGAGAATGAAAAAGTCGGGAAAGAAGCAGACATCGAAGAAGAGGTTTCAACTCGAACAATGCAGCGCGGTAGAGCGAGGACAGTAAAGCAGGCTGATCAGTATAAGAAACCGCCTAAGCTTGAGCGCCCTGATGAAACAGGCAAAAAAGACGAAGACTAATGATCGCTGGTTCGCCCATCGCTGCCACGGCTATTGGCCAACTATTTGATTTTTCCACAGGAGTAGTGTCGATGATCATTGTAGAAGATGGCAGTGTTGTAGCGAACGCGAACGCATTCGGTGATACTGCTGGTGCTGACACCTATCACCAAGAGTTGGGTCAAACCGCTTGGACTGGAACATCCACAGTTAAAGAGCAAGCTATTCTCAGGGCGATGAGATATCTTGAGTCTTTAGAAGAAAAGATGGAAGGTACAAGAATTGGCACAACTCAAGAACTCGCTTGGCCCAGATATGGCATGACTGACAAAACTGGAAATGATGTTGCTTCAGATACAGTGCCAGAAGCTTGGATCAATGCGATGTACGAGGCAGCTTTGATTGAACTTGTTAGTCCAGGCGCTCTTCAGCCAGAACTTGAATTTGGCGGAGCTCCTGTTCTTTCTAAGTCAGTCAAAGCTGGCTCAGTTTCTTCATCTAAAACTTATCAAGGTGGTTATATCAATCAAAAAGTTTACACAGTAATCCGTGAGTTGATAAGCCCATTCTTAGAACGTCATGATATTTGGAACAGAGCATGACCATCTACGACGAACTTCAGAATGACATCGATGAAGCGATGGATGAACTAGATCAAACGGGCGTTATTCTTCGCATCTATACAGATACCGAAGACGCTGATGACCCAGGCGCTAAACCAACTAGATCACTTAGTCAATCCATTACACTCAAAGCAGCGGGCGAAGGGTTTAGTCCGATGCGACAAGATAAGAATTCCTTGATTGAGCAAGATGAAATTACAATGGTCTTCTCAGCTAAAGGTTTAGCAGTCACTCCACAATTGGACCATAAAATTTGGGATGGTTCACATGAGTATGCGATCAAGAACATAGTTCGCATTCCTGAATTTGGCCCAACTGTGGTAGCCTATGAGATGGTTTTGTCAAGATGACTTGGGACCAAGATTTCGATAGGTTCTTGAAGAAGTTCGATGACAATGTCGACGATTTAGCTGTTGAGGTATCGCTAGAAATCGCCACTCGATTTATCTTGCGTTCTCCAGTTGATACTGGCTTTTTTAGAAGCAATTGGCAAATCGATCAGGGTTCTGCCCCAAGCGGCACAGTCAGTATTAGAAGTAAAGACGAAGCCATGTCTGCTGCTCAGTCAGCAATTCAAGATTGGGATATTGGAAGTTTGCTTTATATTGTGAACAACACAGAATACGGCATCTTCTTAGAAGAAGGTCATTCCGATCAAGCGCCCACTGGAATTGTGGATGTTACTCTTATAGAGTTTCAAGATATATTGACTGGGGCCCTCAATGAATTACGCTGATGTCACCCGATCCCTAAGACTTAGACTTAAATCTTTGTCTGATAGCAACAGTGTGCCAATGGCATATTGGGGAAAAAGATTTGATCCGCCGTCAGGCCCTTATTATAAGTACACCTACAAATGGTCTGAGCCCTCTAATTTGGCTTTTGGCTTAGGCCTTACCTCGAGGGTAAACGGCATCTTTCATGTCAACGTATTTAGCCCAGAAGAAAATCGAGAAGGGGCAATACTCGATTTAGTAGATGCTCTTGTCACACACTTCTGGCCATCCGGGGGTGGCGGACTATGGCTTGATAGAGATGGTTTACCAGTGACAGCTGCTGGTTTGAATGTAACAAGAATTGAGAAATCGCCCATGGTGGGTGATGATGTTGGCCACGAAGGCTGGTTCAACATACCCGTAAAAATCCGCTTCTTTTCTAACTTTTAACTAAGGAGGTCTACAATGGCTTTTCAAAGCGGACGTATGATCACCGTCGCCTTCGAGGCAGAGAGCACGTACGGTCAAGAGGTTACTCCCTCCGCACCAGTTCAGCTCCGTGTCGCTCGAGGCGCGGTAAACCCAACTCGAACCCCTATTGTGCCGAACACTAACCGAGCTGATGGGATGTCCTCTCGGCCTCGCAGCGGCACCATCGGAGTTGGTGGTCAATATCTAATGGACTTGCAAGCAGGAGGTGTTTGCAACCCGATCTTTGAAGCTATTATGCGTAGCTCATTTGACTCCGGAGAAACAATTGATGAGTCAGACTCTCTTGGGGATCTAAGTGTGTCTTCAGGGGTTGCCACTTTTGCTACTGGGGGTCTTACCTCCCTTGCTAAAGCTGCTGTCGGTGACATCATTAAATGTACTGCTGGCATGGACTCATCTGACTTGAATAAGAACATCAGAATTGTGGCTATGACCAACAATAGCATGTCGCTGGCTCGCTTGGATGGCACTCCTATTACGGATGTTGCTGGCCCTGTGGCTACTTACACATTTACTCGTGATCCAAAGATATTAAACGGCACAACTGATAGGTCGTATAATATTGAAGAACGAGAAATGGACATTGATGCATCGGAACTCTTCCTTGGTGCTCGATGGACCTCACTTAACATGTCCCTTCAGCCTAATGGTACGGCTCTTTTAACCTTGGGTGTGCTAGCCCAGAATGTCATTACCGATAAAACTGGAGTGGACTCGCCGTTCTTCGCATCACCGACTTTGTTGGTCGCTCAAGAGCTTACTTCTGTGGAAGCCAAACTTAGGCTTGGCACCACTGATCTAACTGATGTCACTAGTCTCGATATTACTCTTGATTTGAATGCAACAGTTCAACCTGTTGTTGGCTCAAACCTAACCCCTGATGTCTTTATTGGTCAACCAACGCTAACTGGTCGGATCGGTGGGTTGCGCCAAGACCTTTCTCGTCTAGCTAATGTCATGAATGAAGACTCTCTTGATCTTCACATGTTCTTTAGCGAGAATGAAGCTGAGCCTGCTGATTATGTCTCCTTCTTTATGGGAGGGGTTACACTTGGTACTTCTACAAAATCTGAGATTGGCCAAGATGGACCAAGGACAGCTACTTTTGATATCCAAGCGGGTGCAGATGATCGTGGAGGGCTTTATGACAACACTATGCTAAAAATCCAAACCAATAGCTAAGGAGGGTAATATGGATAGGGAGATTTATGAGCTTAGAGATAAACTCATGGAAAAGATCACTGAAGCCCGAAAAATGGGCTATGTAGTTGATCTAGGAGACCCAGCCTTATTTGTCTCTGTTTCAGAGACGGATAAAATAAAAGCTTTCAATAAAAAACAAAAATCAAAGAAGCATGTAACAAAGCCAATGGAAGCTAAAGTACCAGAAACGGTTGAAAACTTTAAGGAGCAATAACCATGGATAGCTTGTCAACTCTTGGATTTGACGTAAACAAAACTCAAAAGGTTGAACTAATTCATCCGAAGACGGATAAACCCATCTTGGATAATGAGGGTAATCCCGCCTACATTGAAGTTTATGGGCCTTACAGCGATGCTGCTAGGGCTTATGAAAAGCTTTCAATGGATAAGCGGTATGCTAAGTTTGAAAGAACTAGAAAGATTAGTATCAACTCAGATACTGTTCAAGCCCAAGAGACTGGATATCTCGTAGCAATCACCAAGGATTGGTACTTGGTGGATTTTGAGGGCAATCCGATTGAGGCTGAATGTAATAAGAAGAATAAGGAAAGCATCTACTCCTTGCCACAATACGCTTGGATCAAAGAGCAAATTGATATTGCAGTGGGTAGAGCTTCGGATTTTCTTCAACGCCCAGCCTCGACGAGCTAATCATTGGGTATCTCGACCATCGTTTTGCTCTTAATGAAAAGCAAGACGATGGTCGGACCTATGAGGATCACCTTCAAGTCTGGTCAAGATTAAAAGGTAAACCTCATCCAGATTTAGTTTACCATATACCGGAGTGTGTAGAGTATATCTTCGGTTGGTTTAATGATTTGATTTCACAGTGTCCGAACGGGTTTACGTCTATTGAACCCGTGCCAATGTCAGATATCAAAGCTTACTTTGATATGATCAAAGTCGAAGTTACTCGATATGAGTTGTCGCTTCTTCTGAGACTAGATAAGAAAAGACGCGATTTACATGGCAAACGATCTGGCGAGACTGGGCGTAATAGTTGACTTTAAGTCAGCGAAGGATGCTCGTGAGGAGCTTGGCAAACTCAAACGCGAGGGTGGCCAAGTCGAAAGACAATTTGGGGATACGGCTCGAGCTACTGATCGTTTCAATGATCGAATGGAGCGCGGTACTCGAGCCACCTCCCGATTTACTCAAGGCTTAGACAATGTCTTGAGAAGAATGACTCCGCTGATCACAGCTACAACTGCTCTGGTTACGGCATTTGCTGGGCTTCAGTCAATTAAGTTTGCAGCCAATTTCGAGAGTGAGTTCACGAAAGTTGAAACCCTTCTCGATAACGCTAGTTTTGCAACTGGTAATTTCCAAAAGAACATAGATGGGCTTAAGTCGGGTATTCTAGAACTTCGGTCTACTACTGGGGATACTTTTGAAAATCTGACTAAGGGTTTGTTTGACCTGATTTCTGCTGGGGTGAAAGCAGAAGACTCAATTCGCGTACTTGGTGATGCGAACAAATTAGCAAAAGCTGGTGTCACAGATGTTTCTGTGGCTGTTGATGGTTTAACCACAACCCTTAATGCTTACGGAGAAGCCGCTGAGCGATCCGAGGTTTTGTCATCCAAATTTTTTACAGCCCAGAAATTTGGTAAGACAACAGTTGAAGAATTAGCAAGAGGGCTTGGACAAGTAGCCCCACTCGCAGCTCAGTTAGGCGTATCATTCGACGAACTTTTAGCTTCTCAGGCAGCTGCTACTGCATCCGGCATTAGACAGTCTGAAGCTTACACAGGTCTTAAAGCAGCGTTGACCAATATTGTCAAACCAGCTCAAGATGCTGTGGAAGAAGCCAAAAGGTTGGGCGTTGAGTTTGACTCCGCCGCGCTAAAAGCAAAAGGGTTCACACAGTTCTTAGCTGACATTAGGAATTCGACTGAGTTCACTGACGAGAGTTTCCAAAAACTATTCACTTCTGCTGAAGGGTTGAATTTCGTATTAGCCATCACAGGTGGAGGAGCCGGTGTTTATGCTAAGACCCTACAAGAGCTTGGGGATGAAACCAAATCAGTTGCTACACTCAATGAAGCATATCAGCGAGCTATTGATGATACGGCTGAAAAGCAGAAAAGACTGCAAGGCACCGTTCAAGATTTAATCATCGCCTATGGAGCTGGGCTTGCACCCGTGTTCGGGGAACTAGTCGATCAATTCAATGAATTTCTAAGAGGAGATGACTTTGCTGCTAGACTTCAAGGAATTCAAAGCGGAGTAGCTGCTTCGGTTCAAGTGCTTGCGGATAATTGGGGTATAGTTTCTAAGTCGATCACCGCTGCTACGACAGCTCTAACTTTATTCCTTGGGTTACAAGTAGCAAGTAATGTAGCTACTGTGCTAAAACTTGCCTCAGCATGGGCTACTGTGGAGAAAAGCATCAAAGCAGCAGCTGCCTCAATTGTATTGTTAGGCACGGCCTCTGGGGCTACCGGACTTAAAGCCTTAGTCGTAGGTACTGGAGCTTTTGTGGCTCAACTAGGTAAGGCGGTTACCAGTGTTGGTGCTTTACGTGGAGCTATAGCCCTATTAAGTAGAACGATTGCATCAGTTCCAGGCGTTGGTTGGATTATCGGGATGGTCACCGCTTTGGTGACTTTCAGAAAAGAGATATCCGATGTTATTACTGGCACACGGGATTTAGGGGTAGCTTTCCAAGCAGTCGGAAATGTAGCCCTTAAAAGAATAGAGCCGCTTATCAATATGTTTGAGGAAGTGGCTAAATGGGCTAAAGCTGCTAGTGAAGCAATATCCAACCTTATACCTGATGTGGTTAAAGAGTCAGTATCTTTTTTAGTTGATAAGTTAGGTGAACTTATCAACTTACTTGCTCGGTTAGCCTCCCAACTACCAGGGTTTAAACAGTCGTTTGATTTTATAAGCGATGTAAGAGATGAAGTTGATAGGATTGAGGCTAATCAAAACCAACCAAATTCTTCCTCTCAGAGAAATATTCCATTTACGGATATTTCAACAGATAAGATTATCAATGCCCCGACTGAAGTAACTAAGACAATATTTGAAAATCTTAACAAGGGCGTTAAGATCTTTAATGATCTTCTCGAAGATGGAAGAAAGAAATTAGAGGCTGAGGCATCTGCAGCTAAGAAACTAAAAGAGGAACAAGAAGCTGCTAGAGAAGCTGCTGCTGAAAGATCTAAGGTTCAAAAAGAAAATCTGGATGAGATGCTAAAAGAGTTAGAGATAATCTCTCAAGCATCAACTAATCCAGATGAGCTAAGATTTCAAGAAGAACTCTTAAGGCTTAAAAACAGGTATAGAGATGTAGATGATGATATTCTAGAAAATGCTGCTCGTAGAATTATTCTTGCACAAGATGAAATATATGCTAATGAAGAGATAAACAGACTCATTGAAGCTCAACGTCAGCTATCAAGAGATTTTGCTATTCAACCTCTAACAAACTTGTTAGACGGATTAACTTATGCCTATGAGGACTTTTGGGATAACTTCGTTGATAAGGGGTTTAAAGCAGTTGAAGACTTGGGTAAATCTCTTAAGAATGTTTTCAAACAATTAGCCTCTGATCTTTTGAAAAGCCTATTCTCATCCGCCCTTCTGGGTATTCAAAGTTCGATATTCGGAGGTATTACTGGAGCTGCTGGGGCTGCTGGACAAGCCTCTGCTGGGGGAATATTCACCCCGGGGATTATCGGTCCCTCAGGGCTTAATTTTGGCGCATTAACTCAAGCATTGCCAGCGCTCGCTGGTTTCGGTGTGGGCGGCGGAGCAGCGAACTTCTTTGGCTTAGCTTCGCTTATCGGACCAGCCAATCTTGGAGTGGGTGCTGCAGCACTTGGCAACTTTATAGGGTTACCAGGTGGAGTTACTGATGTCTTCGGAGAAGCCTTAGCTGGAGCTGGCACGTTTGGCGGAGCACTTGGCGGCATAGGTGGTTCTCTGTTGTCTGGGGCTCTCTTTGGAAATTCAACGGGTCAACAAATTGGATCAACGATAGGCGGCATCGCAGGTAACCTTATCCCTATTCCTGTGTTAGGCCCACTGATCGGTTCTTTCTTGGGTGGCGCAATTGGTTCTCTGTTCAGCGGGAAACCATCCGGTAATCAGGCAGGCACAAACATCAATCTTGATGATTTCAGTGTCTATGGTAGTTTTGCTAAAAACAACAACCCTGAAAATATTAGAGATAGGGATCAAATTGTCAGTACAGCCCTTCAAGCCTTAAACCAGATTAAGGAACTGACAGGGTCGGGCTTTAGCGATAAAGCAAATCTTGTTGTTACAGTGAGTAGTCGAGCTAGTGAAGGTATTCAAGTTAACTCTGGCCCTTATTCATCAAAATTTGCAAGAGAAGATGTAGAAGGCGCTACTCGAGCAGCTATCAATCAATCGCTTCAATTACTTGGTGGTGATGGTAGTGGAAACACCCTTAGTCGATTTGTTAGGGAACTTGCTAAGGTCGATACACCATTTGAAAAAATTCTTGAGAGCACACAAAAACTTGCTGCTGTTCTGGAGTCAACCAATGAGCCATTATCTCAGTGGCAACAAAGACTGAAGACTATTAGAGATGAGATACAGCCACTAATAGATCAGATGGACTCGCTTGGAGTTTCTAGTCAAGAAGTTAAAAAGATATTGGCTGATGCGGAGCAAGCAATCACCAAAGACTTTAATGAGTCTGTTAGAAAAAATCTTCTGCAGATTACATCACCACTTGCAGCTCAATTCGAAGAATTGTTTGATGCTCAGAAACGTTTAGTAGAAGACGCCATTGCTGTGGGCGGTGACCTAGATCAAGTCATGGAATTGAACAGAGCTGCTTTCGAGCAATTCCTTGAACAAGCCAAACAAACCCCGGGATCACTTACTGAAATCTCTGAACAATTTGAGGCTCTTGCTGAGAAAGCTAGAGAACTTGGTCAAGATGTAGCCCCAGTTGAACAGGCGTTTGCAGAAGTTGCTCAAACTCTTAGAGAAACATTTAACGATGATATCAACCAACAGTTGCTTCAACTTCAGAACCCTGTTCTAGCTGCTTTCAATGCACTCTTAAAACAGCAACAATCTAGGGTTGATGCATCGACAGCAGTAGGTGGGAATACCACAGCTGTCGAAAGACTAAATGCGCTTGAACGTCAGAAATTCTTCGAAAACTTATCAGATGAAGAGAAACTTCAATTAGGTGATTTCCTTGGTCTTATTGAAGATTTCAGCGGTAGGATTGCCTATGTCTTAAGCGCCCTTCAATCTAACTTTGATAAGTTCATCGATAATCTTGGGGAAACAACCGATAACTTATTAAGTGAGGCGAATGCATTCTTAGATGTTTCTCAATCGATAGGGTCCACAAGGCAAAGTATTTATGATCAGTTTAACCCATCATCGCCAAATGATCAACTCATTGAATTGAGAGGCAGGTTTAATGACTTAACCCAGCAAGCTTTATCTGGTGACTTAACAGCTGCTCAAGGTTTACCTGACCTAGCAAATTTGCTGATTGAAAGAAGTCGACAATACTTTGCATCAAGTGACACTTTTCAAAATGATTTCAACAGTGTCATAAATGCATTGTCTGATGTGGAGGCTTTTACTAAAGGCCAAAGCGACTCTCTATTCTCAGAAGCGGAGAGAGCCCAAGCTGAACTTGATGCTGTTATAGAAATCAGAGATATCTTAGGCCAGCCCGATCCGAATACTGAGTTATTAGCTTCAATGCTAGATCAGGGGGCTATCACAAATGATATACTCGGTGGACTACTGAGTGAGTATATTGATTTAGCTAATAAGCAACTTGAACAAGACCAACTAACGATTGACCAACTTCAGTCTTCAAGTTTGACATCATTGTCAACTACATCAGCGACTAGCACATCACCAATCCTTGTGCAACTCGAGAATGATGATAACACAGAAAAAGTTGTCACGGCATTAGATACTGTGAATAACAGCATATCTTCTGGACTTGCTGTAACAAGTGCAGCTCTTAGTGATCTTGCTGATGAAATCAGACGAGATAGGTTAGCGAGAGCCACGGAGAACCAGTAATGATCGGTGGACAGCCCATTGCCAGTGCGCCGATTGCCTCTCTTGGTCAATTACCCGCACCTGATGATACTTTTATCGAATTGCTAACTAGCCCGAATGCAGCAACTCGATATATTGTCGAGATAATCGGTGCCCCTCTCAACGCGGTGTCGCCAACTCCACAGCCCATGCCTATTGCTTGGGGACCGATTGCAGCGCTTGCTGGGATAAACCCCAGTAATACTCAGTTCACAACCCTAACGCTGTCTGATGGTTATTACACTACTAAGCCCACTGATAGTATTAAGCCCAACCTATCAGCTAAAGACAGATTGGCTAATAGGATTACGATTGAAAGATCGGTCCCGTTAAATCCACTGTCAAGTAGAAGATCACAAACTCAATTCGGTGAAATCCCAATCATTAATACAGATGGATTTATAGATCAGTTTCTTGAGCAATACACGACAGATGGTCGATTGGTTCGCATTCTGTTTGGTCCAGCTAGGGGTGACTATGAGAACTTCAGAGTAGTAGCTGAGGTATATGGGGATGGCTGGGATAACACAAGGCAACTCGCTAGACAATCAGTTCAAGACATAGCTTTTCAATTAGACGTTGATTTTGCAAATAAGGTTTACGGAGGTTCTGGGTTAGCTGATGGTGATAGCACTTTAGAGGGAGTACCAAAGCCACGCTGTGTGGGTCACGTCTTTAACATTAGCCCTACTCTTGAGTCAGCAGTCAATAGGATTTATGCCATTAATGCTGATCGACCAATGTTGGCTATAGATGAGATAAGAGATCAAGGAGTTCCACTTACATACTCCGGTCAATCCGTTAGTACTTATGCTGAATTGGTGGGGCTGACGGTGCCAGCTGGTCAATATGCTGTGGCTCTTGGGATTGGTAGATTTAAGCTTGGAGCTACACCAGCTGGCGGAATAACAGTTGATTGCAAAGGGGAAATAATCAACGGGTCTTATGAAAACAGTACGGCTGGTATTCTAATAGGCTTAGCCCGATATACAGCTGGTATCGAGAACTCCTACATCAACAGACAAAGCTTTACTGGTTTACCAACTGGAGAAGTCGGGTATTTCTTCAACGGAACAGTAAGTCCATCAGTGGCTGATTTGTTCGATTTATTCTTAGCCCCGTTAAACGCAGTTTGGGGTTCATTGACTAATAAAGAACTGTCGGTATTTCAGTTAAAAGGTCCCGAGTCTTTACCTGATGGTGTGGTTGTAAAAGATCATCAGATCTTGGATATAGAAGAAATCAAATTAAGGATTAAACCAGCGTCTTATGGTTCTATGAATTGGAGGCCTAATTGGACAAAGCAAGAAGATGGTGAATTAGCTGGATCACTATCAGCTGCTGAGAAGCTAGCCTTTACATCATCATTTAATCAGGGGGGTGATCCATCAGAATTCTTTTCATCTGGGGTGATTAACATCTTTGGTGTAACTCAGAAGCTATCGAATATCCAAAGTTTCTTTTGGAATGAGTCAGATGCTGAGACCTCATTGAGCATATTCCAAGCACTCTGGAGCAGAAGAAGACGATTATTTAGAGTGACAATGTCGAGAAGAGGCTTGCTATACAACCTTGGTCAATCGCTTAAAATCTTTTACCCAAGGTTTGGTTTTGACAATGGTAAAAACACAATCATCGTTAATAAGGTTGAAAAATACGATGAAAACAAAGTGGAATTCTTGGTGCTAAGATGACAGCTGTTACTGCATTTGTGTCTTTCAGAAATTGGGCTTTAAGCAGATATGGTTCTGTGATAACCCCAAATTCAGAAGTTTCTACAATGGAGGCTTCAAACCTACAAAGCCCATTGATGGCTGACATCTGGAGAACCCAATCTGAAGATGAATACTTTGATATTGATCTTCAGCAACAAAGGCCTATCGATATTTTAGTCTTGATTGGGCCTAAGTTCGATGACCCAGATGAGGATGAAAGTCAACAACCTTTTGTTGAGAGTGACCAAGTTACAATTTCTATGAGTAATTCTGCAGCTGGTGGAATCGACGTCTTACCAGAAACAACTGTCAATATGAACTATAGAAAAGGCATCGGATATTTTGTTTGGATGCCTACGTCGACTGTCACAGCTCGTTATGTAAGAGTAAGAGTTAATGCTATTAGTCGAGTTGCCAATGCATATTTTGATCTATCCTACGTGTGGCTTGGTCAAAGACATCAATTTGCTTACAACTATAGCTTCAATGATGAATTCACAGTCATGGATTTGGGCCTAACTGATAAATCTCCAACATCCGGGTCGATGTATTACAACAAAGGGGCTAAGCTTAGAAAACACACTTTGGATTTCTCATTGATCCAGAACTCCGAGGTGAGAAATTTCAAAGAGTTTCATTGGTTCGTTGGGAAAGGCGAACCTTTCATCTTCTCATTAGCGGATACTGGAGATTTATCTTATGACACGATGCTTTGTCATTTCGTTAGTGAACCCGGGTTGTCAGTGACAAGTCCCATAACCAACCGAACTCGGTACAATTTGGAAGAGGTAAGATAGGATGACTTTTAACGTATTTAACCGAGTCCTTGAGACTGGTAGAAATGATGGCTCTAATAACATAGAGCTGCTTGGTAAGCATACGGGTTACCAAGCATTTGCAGATAGAATGTCAGCTACTGACACTTGTTACTATGAGATAAATGACGGGGCTAATTGGGAGATAGGTGTTGGCACCTTAACAAGTGACACTATTCTTGCTAGAACAACCGTCCTTAAATCATCCGCTGGTGATGGGCTAATCACCTTATCTGGCAATAATTTTAACGTGTTCATCACCATGCCAGCAGAAAAGATGGTGTTTATCAGGCCAGATGGCACAATTGGTAATGCTGACCCGTTTAGACAAACAATCGTTGTAGATACAATCTCGGACATGCAAGCACTTAACCCAGTCCCTAGCACTGGGGTTTCTGTTTATGTTAGAGCCAATTCAACTATAACATCAGAAGTCCCAGACGGTGGAGGAGATTGGTTTACTTGGGATGCTACTGATGCTAGCGCACAAGATGGGGTCGACACATTCATATCTTCAGTAGTTGGAACTGGTAATGGGCTTTACAAACGACAGCACAATGCAGTACGTGTTCGAAGTGAAATATCCCTAACCTATGGTGGTGAGATAGCTTTAATCGGTTCTGTGCCTAAAGTCAAGATAGGTTCCTATGATTGGTTTATTGGCATTGGGAATACTGAAAGCTTTTTCGGGGTGTATGAAACCCTTACATCCCTTAAAGCTGTATCAGCTGCTGAGATTTTCCAAAATGGGAACAAGGTTACCCTCTTGGGCCTTGATGCTGGTGTGGACTTCAAGGTACCCAAAATCTACAAATGGAATTCTTCAGCGACAGTTACTGGCGCTCAACTAGATGATGTGAATTGGATCAGACCAACCACTGGTTCAGCATCAACTGGTAATGGGCGCTGGGAACTATTGGTTAATCTTGATGCTGAAGCAACTATGACAGCTGGTGACCCCACACCGTCTGTTGCTCATAAAGATATTCTGATATTAGATGGTACAACCCCGATCACTGATTTTGATGATGGTCACGAGGGCCAATCTCTCTTCGTGATTTGGGGCGGCGTCGATGCAATCGACATTACTCACAACGCCTCTATTATTTGTTCTGGCGGCGTAACGATCACAATTGATGGCTCGAATAGAGCCGCCGTTTTCCAGCGCAGAAATGGCGTCTGGTATCAAATAGGTGGCGGCGCCACGCCAGACGGGCCAACCGCAATTGCTTCAAATCAAGTCACTCAGGCAGAGCTTATGGATATTTCAGACGCCATCAACACTAGCGGAAAGCGCCTCGGCAAACAGGTCTTAAACACCACAAGCAACAGAATATTTTTTGCTGTGGGACCAAATGCCGGGGACAATTGGCGCCCAATGGATGATCAGTCCGGCATTTCTGATTTAACCCCAGCATAAAGAAAGGATTATGGAAATGATTAAGGTTTTGGCGGCAACCGTTGCCTTTGTTTCTTTTGTTTTAAGTTCTGATGTTGCTGCGCAAACGCTGGTAACTCAGACAATAAATGTTGAAGATTATTCGTCGTTAAAGGCGATCAATCGCAACAATCTGCGGGACAACGCGCGCGCGATTGTCGGCGGCCATCGAAACGGTACTTTCTCTTGGCGCTCCGGCGATCAGGACGCGAACTGTACGGCTGACCCGCAGGAAGGTATTTGGGTTAAGCCTGCGGCGGAAGCTGACTGCACTAACGGAGCTTGGGAGCGCGATGTTGTTCGCGATTTTGACGCTGCGTGGTGGGGCTTTTCAGAAAGCAACAACGGAACGCAAAACTCGACGGCCCTCGATGCGGCGCTCGCCTACGCGCGGGACAGCACCATCGGCATTCTGGACTCGACTGATGACACGGTTTCTTTGGCTGCCGTTCGAACAAGTCTTTTCTGCCGCCCAGGCGACTACACCATTGCGACGACAGCGACCGTCGATCTTATCCGGTTTTATTCATCCTCGCCGCGCGCGTGCGCGATCCGCTACTCCGGCACGGGTCCGGCGCTTCAGCTAGGTCCGAGGATCACTGGCGCCGTCAACTACACGCCGGACAACGAAACTGCCGCAATCATCGAAAACATCGCTGTTCTCGGCGGCGGCGTCACCTTCCCGCTTGAAAACTCCCTCAGCGCCGGCGGCTGGACTTCACCTGCGGGGGTGACGGCGGGGTCAATCGGAATTCGTGCCAACCTCGCCATCCGCCAGTCGTCGATCATCGGCGTTGCTGTTTCTGGTTTTGAAACGGGTGTTGAAAATGACGGCCAATGGACACTTCAAATCCGCGACTCTTGGATCGCCGGCAACACGGACTTCGCGCTCGACATTTCCGGCGGCACCATGATGCACATTGAAAGCTCTCGTATAGAAGCCGCTGACGTTTGCGTGCGTATTCTCGACGAAAATGAGTGGTGGGACTCAACGCCTGAAGTCACTCCTGCTGGTCAGTCGATTACTTTTCAAAACACATCAATTCAGAAATGCCAGACCAAAGGCATCGATGCTGAAAACTTTGCGTCGATCAATTTCATTTCTTCCTATCTTGAAGACCATGACCTTGTTGACGGTGGCAATCCGTGGGCAGAGTTCACCTATACCGGGCCTTCTTCCTATGGAGGACGTGTCTGGTTTGCGGGAAGCCATTTCACGGGCGGATCCGCAACCACTGGAACAAACTCCAATATTTATGTCGACAAGATCCAGTCGGTCACGCTGATCGAGAATGATTTTAACGCCAATCTCGATTACCGCCTCGATGTTGGCGCCAACGGTCTCGCGCTGCTCACAGAGTATGGCGAGGGTAACGTACCGATCAATGGTTCAGGCAATATCGGCACCCATTGCGGCGCCACGCAGTCGGGCGGAACTGTCACGACCTACAACTGCGGCGGCGGATCCTCGATTGAAGAATACAATTACAAAAGTCTCAACATTTCGGACAATGCGGCGGTAAGTTATGATTTGACCGCCGCGCTGGACGGCAACGCTTGGCGCATTTTTGATGTCTCGGTCATCACAAATCTCACGAGCGGCGCCCATCTTGCCATGCGCGCCGGCTCGTCGGGCGATCTGATGGACATCATCAGCGAAGGGACTGCCGTCGATTTCAGCGTAGCCGATGGCGTAACTTATTCGACCGGCGCGGATTGCAGCGACGCAACTGATGGAGCTCTCAACATTGCAGTGAATACGTCTACGCTTTACGTGAAGAATTGTCACGGCTCGGTTCTTTCTTGGGATATCATCATCCGCCCACGAATTGAGCCATGATGAAAACCCCTGACCGCGGCATAGACCTCATCAAGCAGTTCGAGGGTCTTGAACTCAAGGCCTATAAGGACATCGCTGCGATCTGGACCATCGGCTACGGGCATACACCAAATGAACTCAGCGCCCATGGTGTTCAGCTCGAAATTAAGGGAACACGCATGACCCCACCTACCCGATTGCCCCATCATCTATGTTTTCGATAATGGGGGTTTTACATACCCGATACCCGATTGGGTATAGGTTCTTGAGTCCACCTATTGAAGAGGCTCTTAATCGAAAGAGGAGTGACCAGTGGATAATACTCTTGGTCTTGTAGAAATTGTTCTTCTTATCCTTGCAACGGCGATGCCAATTCTCGTCGGTGTGATCTTTGGTTTTTGGGCCCAACTCAAGGCCAAGGCTTTGGAGAGCAATAACAAGTTTGATGACAAACTCGTCGAACTTGCAGAACGCTTAGCTCAACGAATTGTTGATGCTAAGAATGAACCCCCCAACACCTCTCTTGGGGATAATGGGTAATGATAGATTGGTCTCAATGGCCAAATCTATCTGAGGAGGAGTCCCGTTGCCATGACGGGACTCCATTACCCGAATTGCCTGGGGTGATCGATTATTGCAATAAACTACAATCGCTCAGGACAGCGCTGGGGTTCGCGTTTCACTTTTCCTCATGGTACCGCCCCCCAGAATATAATAAACGAGTATCCTCGACCGGCCTAGACGGTCCTCACACAACTGGCAGGGCTACAGATATACTCGTTTATGGGGAGCAGGCCTTGATGATTGTCAAAGCAGCTCCAGACTTCGGGTTTACAGGTATTGGCCTAAAACAACACGGTTCTATCTCAAGTCGATTTGTGCATATCGATGATTTGCTATCAAATGAGACTCGTGGACCACGACCATGGATTTGGACTTATGATTAAAATCCTCGGAGCAATCACCTCAGCTTTATTTGGAGCACTCATTGGCCTAATCAAGAGTGATGCGGCTAAAGCTGAACAACTGAAAAACATGAAAGAGGAGTTTGACAGTGTGGTTAAAGCATATAGGGCTGCTAGCGCTGTCTCTAATGATAGCTCTAAGCGTAGGGGGATGCTCGACGCTTTTCGGAAAAAAGATGATAATCAATAACTATTGCGAGATTGCTGAACCTATTGACATAGGAGATGCCCAAGTCGATGAAGACAGCGATCTTGGCAAAGCGATAGCTAGAGAGAATTCGAAGTACTGTTCGGTGTGTTCTGCTCCTGACCATCCGTGCCGAGACCATCTCTAGCTACAACTGGCCCCCAGTCGACCTTCATCGGCTGGGGGTTTTTTGTGTCTGCTCTTTGCTTTATAGCCCAACTGTAGGTAGCGGACTTCCAGGCTTAAGCAGCTTCTTTTTCTTCTTTTTTCAGTTGCTTAACAACCGCATCATAGTCTTTCTTCGTGTTCCACCCATAGGAACGGCCAGCTTTCTCGACTCCAGCATTCCGGAGTTTCACACGAGCAGTCGCTTCTCCGATCCCAAGATCATTGGCGAGCGTAGTCACCGTGAATTGGAATTTCTCTTTATCGGCTGCCGCCGGCGACTTGATGGATTTTTTCTTCGAGGCTTTTTTCTTGGTGGCTTTTGCTTTGGGTTTACCTTTAGCCATTGTCTTCTGCTCCTTTCAAAATGAGTCATGAGGTTCTTCGCAACACGGCCCTTAGCTTTTAAGACAGTATAGATATATTCGTCAATAGTGTTTCTGGCTATTAAAATCTTCACAAAAACTTGATGAGTTTGCCCACGTCTGTGTGTTCGAGATAAAGACTGATCAAAATCTATGAAGCTATACCCTAACGAATAGTAGATCATATACCAACACGTCTGTATATTAAGACCGACTCCCCCCTTCTTTATATTACTAACTAATACATCGAAGCCGCCAGACTTAAAATCTTCGATTAATGAGTTAACCTCTTTTGACTTCCCCTTAACAACCCCGTAGGTGAGACCAACTTCTTGGCATACTTCAGTCACTAAAGCTATTTCATGCTTATATTTTGTGAAGACAATAACTTGAGTGCCTGCTTTTCTTAACAGTTTAGCCAAAGCTTTTTGTTTCGAGGATCGACGAGCTAAACTATAGGCTTCTCCATCATCGTCTTTGATAAACCCAGATGTAATTTGTTGAAGCTTAATTACCAGAGTCACTGCTAATTGGGCTGTCACCCTAAATTTTTTGCATTTATAGATAGACTCCTCAAGCATTTGCTTATATACGCTAGCTTCTTTAGGTGACAAATCAATCATCACTTTCTTAATATCGGGTGGGGGTAACCCAAGAACATCTTTTGATATGCGAAAAATGTGTGGCTCAGTCAGTTCTTTGAATTTCTTCATCTTGGTTTTCACTCGGAACTTAACCACCTTACCCATAAAGCCAGTGCCCATGGTATATTCATCTTTGAAATCTCCCCA